AAAGAAACAAAGAAAACTCAAGGGCAGGGGGGAGTCGAATCTCTACAGCCTGTGCCCTGGAGAACGGGCGGCCCCCTTCGCGTGCAAAAATTACAGTTCAAACGGGGGATTAAGCCCCGCCACAGCGAGGAGGTGAAGGCTTGTGGCAAAAGACGGAACCAATAGGGGCGGCCGCCGGGTCCGTGCCGGTGACAAGCCGCAGCCTCTGGCTGACAAAATCACAGCCGGAAAGGCTGCAAAGATTTTAGAAGCCCCGGAACTGCAGCCCGAGTCGATGCTCGAAGCGGAGGAACTTGAGGATGCGGCAGATTTATACGGAGAAGATATGCCTGCACCCAGCGATTACCTCAGCGCGAGACAAAAAGACGGAAAGCCGCTGGGCGCTGGCGATCTGTTCAAAGAAACATGGAAATGGCTAAAGGACCGCGGCTGTGAGAAGTTCGTCAACCCGCGGCTGATTGAAGCCTATGCCCAGGCATTCACTCGCTACATCCAGTGCGAAGAAGCCATCAGTACCTACGGACTCTTAGGCAAGCACCCTACCACGGGCGGCGCGATGGCCAGTCCGTTCGTGCAGATGAGCCAATCGTTTCAGAAACAGGCGAACCTCATCTGGTATGAGATTTTTGACATTGTTAAGCAGAATTGCACCACGGCCTTCGTCGGCAATCCGCAGGATGACATTATGGAAGCTTTGCTGTCAGGCAGGAAAGGACGTTAAAAATAGATGAACACAACCGAGCGTTTTGAGAAAGTAAATATCGACCGGCTGGTACCATATGCACGCAATGCTCGCACTCACAGCAAGGAACAGATACTTCAGTTGAGAGCATCACTCCGGGAGTTCGGATTCGTCAACCCGGTCATCGTTGATAAAGATCTTAATGTCATTGCCGGGCATGGACGTATCCTAGCTGCCAAGGAGGAAGGCATTGTTGAAGTGCCCTGTGTGTTCGCGGAACACCTGACCGAAGCTCAGAAGCGAGCCTACATTATAGCCGACAACCGGCTGGCCCTGAACGCTGGCTGGGATGATGAAATGCTCTCGGTAGAGATTGCCGATCTGCAGGGCGCGGACTTCGACATCTCCCTCCTCGGTTTTAACGACGCGGAACTGAATAAGCTGCTGGGCACTGTCGAGGACGTGAAAGACGACGACTTTGACGTGGAAAGCGAACTCGCCAAGCCGGCCGTAACCCAGCCGGGTGACCTGTGGATTTTGGGCCAGCACCGTGTTGTCTGTGGCGACAGTACCAAAGCGGAGACCTTTTCTCTGCTGATGGACGGGAAACCAGCCAACCTCGTGGTGACTGACCCGCCGTACAACGTCAACTATGAAGGCACGGCAGGAAAAATCAAAAACGACAACATGGCGGACCAGAAGTTCTACCAGCTTCTGCTGGACGCTTTCACCCTGACCGAAAAGGCAATGGCCAGGGATGCCAGTATCTATGTATTCCACGCCGACACCGAGGGGTTTAATTTCCGCAAAGCGTTTAAGGATGCGGGATTTTACCTGTCAGGAACATGCATCTGGAAGAAACAGTCGTTGGTCTTAGGACGTTCACCTTACCAGTGGCAGCACGAGCCGGTACTCTTCGGCTGGAAGAAAACGGGTAAACACGCCTGGTACTCCGACCGCAAGCAGTCCACCATCTGGGAGTTCGACAAACCTAGGAAAAACACTGATCATCCGACCATGAAGCCCGTGCCGCTGGTAGCCTACCCCATACTTAACTCCAGCATGACCGGCTGTATTGTTCTTGATCCTTTCGGCGGTTCGGGCAGCACCCTGATCGCCTGTGAGCAGACCGGCCGGATTTGCCACACCGTGGAACTGGATGAGAAGTTCTGCGATGTTATCGTGAAGCGTTACATTGAGTTTAAGAACTCAGAAGCTGGTGTTTTCCTTGTGCGCGGCGGGCAGAAAATACCCTTAGAAAGCGTGGAAAAAATGGTGTAAAGGCTTGCTATTACACCTGTGTAGAGTGATGTATATGACTACCAAAATAGAAAGGTGGTCGATTCCATGGAATATAAGTTTAAAGTTACCGGCACTAGGCGCAAGGAACTGGTAATGGCGATCAGTGAAATCTTGAATACCGCGCCGGAATACCAAGGCGCACCGACCTTTGCCTATGTGGTCGGCGGGTATGCCGTCAATAAGGAAGGCACCCTTAGCACCAGTGAAATCAGCGGCGACGAAGAACTTGAGCGACTGCTTAACGAGCTTGATCGGCGTGGATTTCAGTTCGAAGCGCCCGACGAGTTGGCGATCGAGTTTCCCAGAGAGGGTTTCAGTGAAGCCGCCATTGCCAATCTGGAGCGGCTGGTTAAAAGCAAGGAAACCCTCATCAAAAAAGCCCTAGGCACCGACTGGCTGCCGATTGAGCAGACCGAGGACCGGTTGCGCTTCCCCTGGTTTTCCGGCAGCCTAACGGCCGAAGAAGTCAGTGCCTATGCTCGCTTTATCGGGGCGCTTTGCGCGATGGCCAAGAAACAGAAGCGGGTAACGGCTACCGAAAAGGCTTATGACAATGAGAAGTACACCTTTCGCTGCTTCCTGCTGCGGCTGGGATTTATAGGTCCGGAGTACAAAAAGGAGCGACAGGTCTTGCTCTCTAAGCTAAGCGGCAGCGCCGCTTTCAAAAACGGTCAGCGCAACCCGGAGGAGGTGCAGGAAGCATGAAGCAGATTCATCCGGAAATGTTAAAGGCACTTAGGTCATATTATCCTCCAGGTACACGGGTGGAACTAGTTCGCATGGAGGACCCTTACACCAAACTGAAACCCGGCGATCCGGGTATAGTATCCTTCATCGACGATACCGGCACCGTGTTTGTTGACTGGGATTCAGGCAGCAGGCTAGGGGTCGTATTTGGTGAGGATGAAATCAGAAAACTCGAAGAATAACCGGAGGCAACCGTCCGGATAAAAAGACGGATATTTCGGCGTATTTAAACTGTTTATTATGCTGAAATCCCTTGCTATATAGCCCTTTCAGAGTGATATATGTACACACCAAAAAAACACACCTGAAAGGAGCTTGGATAGCATGTTCAACACCAAATTCGGAATCGAGATTGAATTTACCGGGATTACCAGAAGCCAGGCCGCCGAGATTGCGGCACAGTTTTTAAACGGGAGGATTGAGCACTGCCGAGACAGCTACGATACCCAAAAGGTACACACCCCGGATGGACGAGCCTGGAAGTTTATGAGCGACGGGAGCATTCGCCGGGAAGTAAAGGTGAGCGGCAGAAAAATAAGCGCCGAGCATGAATACAGCGTTGAATTGGTAAGCCCGGTTTTAACCTACCGCGAGGACATAGCTACCCTGCAGGAACTGGTCAGAAAGCTTCGCAAAGCCGGAGCCTTTACCAACCCCTCCCTGCGGAATACACATTCACCTGAACGGTGCGGACCATACGCCAAGGAGCATTAGAAACTTCATCAACATCATCGCCAGCAAGAACGACCTTTTCTACCAAGCCTTACAGATTGAGCGTGAGCGGATGAGGTTCTGCAAAAAGATGGATGCCGCCCTGGTAGAAAAGATAAACACCAGAAGGCCGAGAACCATGAGGGAGCTTGAGGAACTTTGGTACGAAGGCTACTGCGAAAGCCGCAGCCGCCACTACCATGAAAGCCGCTACCACTTTTTGAACCTGCACAGCTTTTGGCACGGCAACCACACGGTGGAGCTGCGGGGATTTAACAGCGAACTGCACGCGGGCAAAATCAGAAGCTACATAGTCTTAGCCCTGGCCATGAACCAGCAGGCCTTGACCCAAAGGAGCGCCAGCGCCAGAAAGCCCCAGGTTGAAAACGAAAAGTTCGCCATGCGGACCTACTTAAACCGAATCGGCTTGATCGGCGAGGAGTTCAAAAACTGCCGCGAGCACCTTTGCAAACACCTGGAGGGCTCTGCAGCATGGAGGTTTCGGGCGGCTTAAGCCGCCGCTGAAACCAGCGATAAAGGAGGCTAATTCTAATGGATAAGCATAACAAACTGTACATCGCCTATGGTTCCAACCTCAATCTTGCGCAGATGGCTGACCGATGCCCAACCGCCAGGGTGATCGGCTCCAGCGAGATGCAAGGCTGGCGGCTCCTATTCAGGGGTTCGCGTACGAATGCGGTGGCAACGGTGGAACCTAAAAAGGGCTGCAGAGTCCCGGTCCTGGTTTGGGAGATAACGCCTGCCGACGAAGCGGCGCTCGACCGCTATGAGGGCTGGCCCTTCCTCTACCGTAAGGAAACGGTCCAGGTGAAGATGAACAGCAAGATCGTTGAGGCAATGGTGTACATCATGAACGAAGGCAGACCATCGGGTCAGCCCGGTTGCTATTATTACTCGGTTATCTTGGATGGCTATAAGGAAGCGGGCTTTGATGTGGATATCCTGCGCCGGGCAGCCGCCGAATCGGTAGAAATGGAGGAAGCCAGATGAACGAAACCATACGAATGCAGATTTTGGCCATCAGGGAAAGCGGGGTCACGAACATGTTCGACCTCCCCCGCGTCCAGCAGGAAGCATACAAGCGAGACTTTCACGAACTGGTTATTTACCTAAATGACCACAAGCACGAATACTGTCGCTTTATCCTGACGGGGGAAGAGGCGGATAGCGAATAACTGACAACAATAAATATATGGGGAACTGAGCTTCTTAAGGAGGCTCTTTTCTTTCGCCCGCTTTAAGAGAGGAGGCGGCAAGCATACGAAAACTCAAGAAATACAAGCCGACTTCCTTTATGGCAGCGGATTCAAAATACAGTAAAGATGCCGCCGACTATGCGGTGGCATTCATCGAAGCCCTGTGCCATACCAAAGGCTCCTGGGCGGGGCAGCCCTTTGAACTGATCGACTGGCAGGAACAGATTATCCGTGACCTGTTCGGTATCTTAAAGCTCAACGGTTACCGCCAGTTCAATACGGCGTATGTAGAGATACCGAAGAAGATGGGCAAATCGGAACTGGCGGCGGCCATTGCTCTGCTCTTAACCTGCGGTGATAATGAGGAACGCGCTGAAGTCTACGGCTGCGCCGCCGATCGCCAGCAGGCGTCCATCGTATTCGAGGTGGCGGCTGACATGGTGCGGATGTGCCCAGCTCTAAGCCGCCGGGTTAAGATCCTGGCTTCCACCAAGCGGATCGTTTATTTGCCAACCAACAGCTTTTATCAGGTGCTGTCGGCTGAAGCCTATTCGAAACACGGTTTCAATATCCACGGGGTGGTTTTCGATGAGCTGCACACCCAGCCAAACCGGAAACTGTTTGACGTCATGACCAAAGGCTCGGGCGATGCCAGGATGCAGCCGCTCTACTTCCTCATCACCACAGCGGGCGATAACGTCAACAGTATTTGCTATGAGGTGCACCAGAAAGCCAAAGACCTGCTGGCCGGCCGAAAGCGTGATGCGACGTTTTATCCGGTAATCTATGGAGCGGAGGAAGAAGACGATTGGACTAACCCTAAAGTCTGGAAAAAAGTCAATCCATCGTTAGGTATAACCGTCGGAATCGACAAGATAGAAGCCGCCTGTGAGAGCGCGCGGCAAAATCCCGCCGAGGAAAACAGCTTCCGACAGCTTAGACTAAACCAATGGGTTAAACAGGCTGTTCGCTGGATGCCCATGGAGAAATGGGATAAATGCGCTTTTCAGGTTGATCAGGAAAGTCTTAAGGGCCGTATCTGTTATGGCGGACTGGACTTGTCCAGCACTACTGATATTACCGCTTTTGTGCTGGTTTTTCCTCCGGTTGATGAGGACGATAAATTTCATATCCTTCCCTACTTCTGGATACCGGAAGAAAACCTTGACCTCAGGGTACGCCGCGATCACGTGAACTATGATCTGTGGAAGAAGCAGGGTTTTCTGAAAACCACCGAAGGCAATGTGGTGCATTACGGCTTCATTGAAAGCTTTATCGAGGAACTTGGCACCAAATATAACATCAGGGAAATCGCTTTCGACCGCTGGGGCGCAGTGCAGATGACCCAGAACTTGGAAGGGCTTGGCTTTACTGTGATACCGTTTGGCCAGGGATTTAAGGATATGTCGCCGCCAACCAAAGAGCTAATGAAATTGACCCTGGAAGAAAAGATAGCACATGGCGGTCAGCCGGTTCTGCGCTGGATGATGGATAACATTTTTATCCGTACTGACCCAGCCGGAAATATAAAACCGGACAAGGCGAAGTCAACTGAGAAGATAGACGGTGCAGTTGCGACGATCATGGCTTTGGATAGGACTCTAAGGCATGGCGGGGATAGACGCGCTTCAGTATATGATGATAGAGGAATCTTAGTGCTATAATATTGAAAACATTAAACACACATTGTCGGAACCGCATTCTGCTTAATATGGATTACAATATGACTCATCTGTATGATGAAACATCATCGATTAGGGGGAATTTTGTTGCTCAAGAATAATGTAGCATACGGAATAGACCTAGCAGGATATTCTACAGGCAAATCACAAGTGGCTAAAGTCACACGTATTGATAGTTCAAATGACTGTTATTTATGCGCATCAATAATCCCTACTGATCTTTTGAAAAAATATGAGGGCAAAGATACCCTTATTGAAGCAGTCAGAGCAGATGTCAAAGTATTTTCGAATTTTATCAGTAATGGTGATGTGTGTGCAGTGGATGTCCCAATCGACTTACAAGGACTCAATGAATTTACCGGAAATAAGACGTTTTTGTGGGAAACTACTAAACGGCCTATTGACTTCAAATTGGAGGCGCTTCCTCCTTTGGCTTCATTAATCGGAGCGGTTGTAGCAAGGATGCAACTAATCATGGAACATTTTCCGGATGCACTCGGCAACACAATTTTTGAAACATACCCTGCAGCCTCGCTGTCTCTGCTAAATGAGAAAAGACAATACAAAGGCGGAAAAGCCAAATGGCAAAATGGACGATGGGACACTAACGGATCGAAGAGTGTTGCTGACCAGGGTTTCAGTAGTATGCTAAATAGCATGAATCTTATCTGTCACCAAGAGGGGCGGATTTTGAATGACGACCAATTTGATGCCATACTATCTGCTATACCTCTACTTGCTAAGCCTTGGTTAATAGGAACCGATCTGATAGAACACCCCTTTTTAGCAGCAGAATATCTTACTAAGGAACCAACGGGATACATATTGTGTGGGCGGCGGTTCTGGTCAAGAATAGAAGTTCTATAAATTAGGCCAAGGTGAAGTAATAATAGATATTTAGCATCTCCCAGGAGGTGCTTTTTTCATGCCTTTTTTTAGGAGGATGAGATAATGAATATTCCATTTTTGACGAGATTTTTCCAAACAAGGGCCAGTCCTAAGAGTGTTTTTTGGGCTAGTCCCTATAGCTTTTTCTTCGGCAGCACTTCAAGCGGTAAAACGGTCAATGAGCTCACGGCCATGCAGACCACCGCTGTGTATGCCTGTGTAAGAATACTGGCCGAGACCATTGCCAGCCTGCCGCTGCACACATATAAATACACAGCCAGCGGCAAAGAGAAGGCTGTGAGCCACCAATTGTATTACCTGCTCCATGACGAGCCTAACCCAGAGATGACTTCATTTGTGTTCAGAGAGACACTCATGAGTCATCTTTTGTTATGGGGAAATGCCTATGCCCAGATTATCCGGGACGGCCGGGGCAGGGTACTGACTCTGTATCCGCTGCTGCCCGACCGGATGACGGTGGATAGGACTTCCAGCGGACAACTCTATTACGAGTACCACAAGGATACCGGATATGCAATCTTGCGGCCGGAAGAGGTTCTGCATATACCGGGCCTGGGTTTTGACGGTCTGATTGGTTATTCACCAATCGCGATGGCCAAAAACGCCATCGGTATGGCGATCGCCACCGAGGAATACGGGGCCAAGTTCTTTGCCAATGGGGCCAGTCCGGGTGGGGTGCTCGAACATCCCGGGGTGGTAAAAGATCCGGCCAGAATCCGGGAAAGCTGGAACGCGGTCTACCAAGGCAGCGGCAACGCTCACCGGGTAGCAGTGCTGGAAGAAGGCATGAAGTTTCAGCCCATAGGCATACCGCCGGAACAGGCCCAGTTCTTAGAGACAAGAAAATTCCAAATCAATGAGATAGCCAGGATTTTCAGGATACCGCCGCACATGATCGGTGATCTAGAAAAGTCCAGCTTCTCTAATATAGAGCAGCAGAGTCTGGAATTTGTGAAATACACGCTCGATCCTTGGGTAGTGCGCTGGGAGCAGGCTATGCAAAGAGCGCTCTTATCTCCCGGTGAGAAGAAGGATTATTTTATCAAATTTAACGTGGACGGACTCTTGCGGGGCGATTACCAGAGCCGGATGAACGGATACGCCGTAGGCCGGCAGAACGGCTGGATGTCCTCCAATGACATCCGGGAGTTAGAAAACTTAAACCGGATTCCCGAGGAACTGGGCGGCGATCTGTATCTCATTAACGGCAATATGACCAAGCTGGCGGATGCCGGGATATTTGCCAGTAAGAACAATAATGAAACGGGGGTGGGAAACTTTGAAGAGAAAGTTTTGGAACTGGGTCCGGAACGAGGAAAGCCGAACCCTCTACCTTGACGGAGCCATTGCCGAGGAGACCTGGTTCGGCGATGAGATAACTCCCAAACAATTTAAAAACGAGCTATTTAGCGAAAACGGTGACATCACCATTTGGATCAACTCTCCAGGTGGTGATGTTTTTGCTGCCAGCCAAATCTACAACATGCTGATGGATTACCCAGGCCAGGTCACCGTGAAAATCGACGGCATCGCGGCCAGTGCTGCCTCGGTAATTGCCATGGCGGGCGGGGAAGTGTACATGTCGCCGGTATCCATGATGATGATCCACAATCCCATGACCATAGCTTTCGGTGACAGTGGGGAGATGGAAAAGGCTATTGCCATGTTAGGTGAAGTGAAGGAGAGCATCATCAACGCTTACGAACTGAAAACCGGTCTTTCCAGAGCCAAACTGTCGCACCTCATGGATGCGGAGAGCTGGTTCAATGCCAAAAAGGCAGTGGAGTTGGGGTTTGCCGATGCGATTCTGTTTACTGCGACTAATGAGTCCAGTCCGGAAAAGGAAGGCATTATCTTCAGCAATCTAACAGTGGTCAACTCGCTAATCAATAAGCTGCCGCGTCAGGAAAAGAAACCCGGATCAGCCATAACCATTTTGGACAAGAGGCTTGACCTCTTAAAATTGTAAGGAGGGATTTGTTAATGAGCAAAATTTTAGAACTACGAGAAAAGAGATCCAAAGCCTGGGAGGTTGCTAAAGCATTTCTGGACAGTAAAAGAGGAACTGATGGCTTGATATCCGCTGAGGACACCGCTGTTTATGAAAAGATGGAAACCGAAGTTGTGAACTTAGGCAAGGAGATTGACCGGCTGGAGAGACAGCAAGCCCTTGATTTAGAGCTTTCCAAACCAATCAACACCCCCATAAAAAACAATCCCGGGAGTGAAAAGGATGAGCTAAAGCTGGGCCGGGCAAGTAACGAATACAAGCAGGCTTTTTGGAGAGCGATGCGCAGCAAGACCAGCTTCGAGGTACAGAATGCTCTCCAAATCGGCACCGACAGCGAGGGCGGCTATTTGGTGCCGGACGAATTTGAACGCACTCTGGTTGCAGCCTTAGAGGAAGAGAATATCTTCCGCCAGTTAGCGACCTTAATCAATACATCTTCGGGTGACAAAAAGATTCCGGTCGTGGCAAGCAAAGGAACCGCTTCTTGGGTGGAGGAAGAAGGAACAATTCCAGAATCGGACGATGCCTTCGGGCAGGTATCCATCGGAGCATATAAACTGGCCACCATGATCAAGGTGTCGGAGGAACTGCTAAACGATAGCGTATTCAATCTGGAAGCCTATATCGCCAGGGAATTTGCCCGAAGAATAGGAGCGGCGGAGGAAGAAGCTTTCTTCACCGGCAACGGCACCGGTAAGCCAACCGGTATACTAAATGCCACCGGCGGTGCCCAGGTTGGAGTTACTGCCGCATCTGCATCAGCTATAACAGTTGATGAGATTATCGATCTCTACCACAGTCTGAAATCCCCGTACCGGAAAAAAGCGGTATTTGTCATGAATGATACTACGGTAAAAGCGGTAAGAAAGCTGAAAGACGGCAATGGGCAATATATCTGGCAGCCTTCTATAGCTGCTGGCCAGCCAGATACCATTCTTAACGTACCGCTTAGAATGTCTTCATATGTGCCGTCCATAGCTTCCACTGCAAAAACTATAGCTTTTGGGGACTTTAGTTACTACTGGGTGGCGGACCGGCAGGGACGCTCCTTCCAGAGATTAAACGAGCTTTATGCGGCCACCGGACAAGTTGGCTTTAAGGCCACGCAAAGGGTGGATGGCAAGTTGATCCTGGCTGAAGCCATTAAAGTGCTTCAGATGAAAGCGTAGGTGAGATTTAGATGAGCAATGTTAAAAACTATACCGAGCAGGGCGGAGAGAAGACCGTCATCGGGGGAGAACTCGAGATTGCGGCTGGCGGTAAGCTGGCTGTTGCGGCCGGGGCAACGGTGGAGGGGGTTGTAAGCGCTCCAGTAGTTGATGCGCTGAATTCAACCTCCACTACCAGCGCCCTGTCGGCCAATCAGGGTAAAGTCCTAAATGATGCCCTAGCTGCCAAGACCGCTGCCAACCAGTCAGACAGTACGGCTGCAGACGTGGCCGGT